TGACTACTTTAAAATTTTGAAAATCAATGGATCTTCTTTGAGACGCAAGATCCTGATACATTAAAGCCTTTTCATTTGCTTCTTTGCTAAATTTATCTTTAATGCCTTTCGATACGCTAAGAATCTGATTCCTTAATTCTTGAGGCAATCTTTCACCAGCATCGCCTTTTTGGAAATTCTTTTTGTACCATTGGACAGCTTGATCAAAATAACCCTGTGATGCTACGACTTGTCCGAATTCAGATTCACGAACAACTGATCCTGGATCAAGCATCTTCATAAAACTGAAGACGATTGCGAGGTCACCGGCTGCTGAATCATTCGCCGTGTTTTCTTCAATCGTTGAATACTGCCGTGCAAGATCACGATAAGGATTCATTGATTTATCAGATTCCTTCCGTAATGCCATCGCATCTTTAAAACTATTAGGATCTACGGCCTTCCAGTTTCCATCCTTATCCTTCTGGTAATACCTTCCATCATCGTATGCCGTGACACCGAAATTGTTATTCAACGTGCCGCCTAATTGAATATCGCCTTTTTTGATTCCTTTTTGTTCTTTGTTGGCTACAGTCGTCACATATTCCTGGCTTCCATCTTCCTTCGTCCGAAATAACGCCGTGTGATTTGTGCCAGGTATTTTTTCAGATTTGATGCCAGTAACCTTTTTGCCTGATTGCCCTGCAAATGTAACAAGCGCCCGCATTCCGTTTGCTGGATCTAATCCTTTCAGGAATTCAGCTTGTTTCGATGTGATGTAACCAGACTTAACAGATTTATCGATGCTGTTTCCATAATCTTCATAATACTTTAATTGCAAAGCTTGCTGTTTGTTCTGCGTCTGGATGCCCTTAATCTGTTCTTTTCTGACTGCATCCTGCGAAGCCAGCTGATCCTTCTGGAAATTTAATGTGTTTTTACGATGTGCTTCTAGTGCATCAAATTGCTGTTTTTGTTGTTCACGTTGCTTTGCCTGCCCATAACCCTGCATTCCAGCCTGCAAACCTTGCCCAAGAATCTGAGCCAGATTTGTGGAACCTTCAGGACGAGGACCTGATGCCTGGAGCATTGCAGCACCCGCTGATAATAAACCCATGGCTCCAGCATTCGACATATTGGCGAATGGATTAGAAAACATCGATGAACCTTCATCTTCTTCGCGTGTTCTTCCAGGACGCCCAAATGAACCAATATCAGGTTTTAAATTTTCAAATAATGATTTTTCTTCAATTTGAGCAGGTGGCTGCTGCATCAATTGATTCGCCTGGTTAAATGGCAAACCTCCACGCACGGATCCCGGTCTTGTATTAGGAGGGGGCGGAGCCATGGCATTAGGCATTGGAATACCTGCCGTATTTGGTTGCATTTGCGGGGCTTGGATATCCATCTGCCCCATCTGTTCAGGATATAATCCTGCTTGTTCAATCGGACTTCCTAACCCACGATAAGGCTGGAATCCTGATGTATAAAATGGATCGTTTTGCATATTAATACATTGATGAAAGAAGTCCTAAACCACCGCCAACTGCAGCCCCTACTCCTGTTCCTATCCCCGGCACAACTGATCCAATCGAAGCGCCTGTGGCTGCTCCACCCATCATTGCACCTATTGGATTCGTTCTTTGCTGTGGTCCTGTTGATGTCGTCGTTGTCGTTGTTGGAACATTAGCTCCTAGCATCCCAGTATATGCCCCTAATCTTCTATAAGGATCGTTTTGTTGATTAATATATTGTTGATATTGGAACATATTCTGAGCGGTTTGAGCATCCATATTGCCTGCGCCCATATTATAAAGGCTGCCAATCGCATTTAATTGCTGTTGTGAACCCATTCCTGCAAGATTGCCCTGTGCCTGATATGCCTGGATCTGTTGTTGTGCTGCCCTTGCTGCATCATCCGCACTCATGCCTTGCTGTTGTAATTGCATCTGAAGCATATTCTGCGCTGACTGAGTATCAAATTTAGCGGCATCCATTGATAAACCTTCGCCCGTTCTTTGATCACCGGCTGCTGCAATGTTTTGCTGTATATTCATCTGATCAGCTTGCAATGCCTGCCCTGATGCTGTTGATGCATCCTGCAAAGATAATCCTTCGCCTGCACGAGTATCAGATGCGGCCGTTCTTGCTCTATCCATTAATAAACTTTGGACGCGCCCCTGCTCTGCATCCACGGAATCCATTGCTTGCCCAAATCCCTGGCTTCTTAGTCTCGCTGCGGCATCAATAGCCTGCTGATTCGCAGATTTATTCGTTTCCGCTTCAACCAACCCATGTCTAGAACCACCAAAAGCATTGGCTGCAACAGCTGAAGCTGAATCCATGCTCAATTGTTTTTGCCTTTGCTCTTCAATATCACGCATCGTCGCCTGAACAACCTGATCTTCATATGGGTCCATCCGTGCCTGAATGCGCTGATTGTAATCATCTGCTGTCATCGTATTAATATCCGGTCCTTGAAAGGCATTTTGTTGGATATTAGGCGATTGATAAGACGATGCTACTTGATTCGTCTGCATTGCATTCTGTGCTATTTCTGGAGCCTGGAATTGTCCTTTGCCATGAAGATCCACAGGCTTGAAATTAGGCCCGATATTTCCTGCAACCATACCAAGATTTGAAACAGCGTTATTAATATTTTTGTTTCCATGAATAGCCATTCCTTCTGCTAATGATCCAGCTGTGTTCATTTGTTGATTTGGACCTGCGGGCCCTGGACCCGTATAAGCTTGATAAGGAGTATTAGCTATATTAGAAGCTAGCCCAAACCCTTCTTCCATAAATTGAGAATATCTAGGATCTATTGACGTAGATGATGTTTGTTGTGTTGTCTGTTGGCTTTTATTACCCGGTAATAGCTGTCCCATTTAAATCACCTTTGTGAGAATTACGCTTTTGTTTTCAAAATGTGGAAGGGCTTTTTCCCAGCCTTTGCGTCCAAAAATCTGCATTTCAGAACATCCAAGTGCATAACCATATTGCGTCAACCTTTCTTCCATTCCTTTTATTTCTTCCAAATCACCACCTGCAAAAACGACGACTAGCACCCGTTTCATAGGATGATCGATGATTTCCGTAATTAATGCCGAATTTTCCGTGGACCATAATGCCATTTTTTGGTTTTGAACATTTGTCAAAACATCCCGCCATTGATAGATCCCAAATCTTTTGATGGCTGGTTCCAGGAAAGGGCGACATCTATTTAATTCAGTTAAAGTGTCGATGCTGATAATGCTCCTGCGTTGCTTACTTCAATTTTGTATTTCGTTCCGTTAGGTGATTCCAATATCAACCTTCCTAAACCTAATTCTAAATCTGCATTCGTAGAATGTTTTTCGCGGGCTAATCGTTCCATTGAGCTCCTAACAACATCCTGATCACGTGAATCATATTGCGGTGGTGCTTTTGGGAGTTTCATCGCCTTCCGCCCGGAACTAGATCAAGCCTGAAATCGCCAACGCGCCAGCTATCCGTATCTACACCTTCAATCCGCATTTTAAATTCACGCCCGCCAAATCTTACGCTCGTTGGTTCTGCCAAGCTATATGGCCCATGAGTATTGGCGGAACTTGTGGGATAGGCTTTTGAGTAAAACCGCACTCTGGTATCACCTAGATTTTTTTCATCAGGTATCAATTTCTTGACATGAACATATCGTTCACCTGTTCCTATTTCTATCGGACCGCTTTCAACATAAGGCACGGCATTGGTTGATGCTCCTGCAATATCAGCGTATCCATAACCAACTTCATGTTCATAAATTTTTGATGTGTTATTTGAAGCATCATATTGAAGCATTAATGGATATATCGTGATGCCTGAATCCATGCCACAGGATCGATCCAGATTACCTACTGCCCAGGTATTTTCGCGTGAGTTCCATAACACGTAACGATCAACATCGTTGGATGATGCTGATGGATAAAACCACCAGAATTCGCCATATGCTGACAAGGCCATGCCGAATATTTTTGCAGATTGCTGCGTATTGATATCGCTGAACACATAGTCATTAACATCTGAAGGCAAGGGCTTGACATAACCGTCGTAGATGAAGAAGTTTTCTGCACCCATCCATGCCGCTAGAGAATCGCCCACGCACCAGGCTTTTGGTCCAATAATTCCGCAATTCCTTCCAACTTCCTGAAAGCTGAAAACAAAAGGTGGTCCAATGTATGAAGCAAGATGGGCATCCGTAGAAGTTAGAATCAAACTGCCTTCCTTGACACGTAATCCGGTCATGATTTTGCCACCAGTTACGAGCTCAAAATCACCCGCTTGATTTGCAGATGTTGGTAGCCATGCCTGATAATCTTCCTGATCAGACCATTGGATTTTTCTTGGATTATTTCCTGCTCCTAATGCGAAAACGAATCTTTCAGCCGTAACCATTACGGCCTTATTTGATGTTGGAACCGTTCCGCTTGTGGCAGTTATTTCGGCTGCATCTGTAGATGTTGATACACCCCATTGAAGCAGGCGCCCATCACGATCAGAACAGGCAATTAATTTCTGCCCAAATAAATCAAGAGACCAAGTTGTGGCGTCAAGGATGCCCGTGCTTCCAGTCTGCGTTGATGCAGATCCGTACCCCCATGATCCATTATATTCGCCTGTGCCATAACCCACTAATTCGCTGCTAGTTCCATATCCTGCTTGCAGATTAGCTGGTGATATATCGTTTAAATTGCCACCTAAATCGGAATGATATAAATGGGTATGAGTGCCGACTACAATTTGAGTTGATCCTGCATTATCCTTCCAGACAGCAATAGCAGTTGGATGTCCTGAAAGTGTGCTTGAACCTAATTGGCGCCAACCCTGTATGGGCTGAAGAGCTCCACCATACCATCGTATAAGATCACAATCATGCCATCTTCCACGGCTTTGCCTTTCCGTTCCACTTCTATAAATGCCTGGTGGCAGTTTTATTTCTGCTAATGCCATTCCGAAATTAAACCTTCTTTGTAAACGACTTTTCCTTCTTCACGCATTGCCGTTAAGACCTGTTTACGATTCGATCCATCATTTTTGTATGATATGTGATTCCAGCCATCACGCGGGTCACTACCTGGAAATTCAAGGATGAGCTGATCAAAATCCAAATTTTCAGATGCCCATTTTGCGAGCTCATAATTACTGATCGATGGCGCTTCAATATCTGCCGCCTGAGCCTTAACATGAGCCGACGAATCGGACGAGCCAATGGCACGGTTCAATTCTAGGCAGCGGAATCCAGAATTAATAACCACAGGCCCATGAGCATCACGGATCGGCTGGATACAGGAAGCAACTAAATAAACCAAATTTATTAATTCTTCCTGTCCTAATGTATTATCAATGCCTTTCCGTAATGCTGTTTGGCTGCGTGTAAATTCACGGATTGAAAAATTAGGCGATATTTTCAAGACAACAGATCCATCAAATTGTTTTTATCGTGCCCTTTGTCATCGTTGATTGCTTTATCTAAAGCTTTTTTTGCATCATCATCCAAATTATCATCGATGGCCCGGAGAATATGCTCCTTGGCTGCTGACTGCATTTTGTCCGCGGCGATGCTTAACAATGTATTCGCTAACATGGAAAGAATCATGGTGTCTTTCTTTTGAAATAGGTTATAAAAATAATTAATTAGATTTAGCATTTACCTTTTCTTCCTTTTTTTCTTCATTGTTATCACTGGTATCAGATTTTGGATCTCCATACATAAAGGAGCCAATCTGACTGATTAAGACCGTGAGGGCTCCGATGACGGAAACCAACAAAGTGCTTGTTTTATCATCCATTTCAATAGGTTGATACATAAGCGAATAGATCGTAAACGCGTAGATACCTAAAATTAGGATTGCTAATAAAAACCTAAAATTAGCACGCCTTAAAACTATGCGTTCTGTAACTGTAAAATTTTTTTTATCAGATTTAGGAGGATCACTCCTAGTTATTTTTTCAATTGTTTCCGCCATTACTTTCTCTGCATTAATTCTTTGATTGCATTTGTATTAGCATCTAATGCTAATTTTATTTGAAGAATTGCATCACTAGATTTTTCAATCATATTCAATAGCCTTGCATCATGCTCTTCATCTTTTTTCCAAAATTCTTCGCGTTCTTTGCGTGCTTCAATTGATTGAAAACGTATAAACCAAAAACTGGCTATGATAACGCAGGCTGGTATGCCTAGATCCATAACCATTTGATAAATAGTATTTACTTCTGGCATAGCTTCCGCCTTTGGGTAGTTATAGTATTGATCCGCCGGGTTGGGATGGTGACCGCTCATGGCTTCGGATGTGCGTCTTTGATTGCTTTTCTTTTAATTACCTTTTTCATCTAACACCTTTAACAATAAGTTTTCCAACAGGGTGTGAAGCACCCGTAGCCCAATTCCCACTTGACCAATTAAAACGTAAACCAGTACAACTAACTAATGTTTCTTGTGAAAAATGTATTTCCCTTACTGCCCATTTTGAACTCTGATTACTTATCTCTGTCCTAAATCCACATTGCATATGCCCTGAAGTGTTATCAACAGAGGAAAAAGGATTAATAATAGTCCCTTTAATAAAAGCCCCTCTGCTCATATCAGAATCGACATTGTGCATAGGAAACATCGCTCCACCAGTGTTTTCACTAATAGTTACTACATGTTGATCACCCGAAATGTAATGTATGTCATGGTTCGCATACCAAATATCAGCACTTGAATTATTGCCATCGGAAGTTAAAAAATGCATTTGTAGGTCAACACCTGTAGCATCAGCAGGAGAACAAGCCCCTAAATAAAATTCATAAACACTATAACTAGCAGAAAAACAAGGGTTTAAATTTAGATACTGTGTACTATTATTAGTAACTGAGGTGCTTGAGGTGGCTGAATCTGTTGCAGAAGTACCAATCGTTCCGTTGAACGTGCCCGCATCAATAGTCCCTGTGTTTGCTATCCCTGCACTAAATGTGGGTTTACCATTTGAAGCAATACTAATAGCATCAGTATCAGATGCAGATCCTATGTTACCACCATTGGGTATTACTAAATTTCCTGCTAAAGTAACATTATCGGAATCATCTAAAGTGATCGTTGATCCACCATCACTTGCTTTAATTACATTAGACGAAAGTGTTAGATTCGGGACAGTAACATCACCACTAAACGTCCCACCTGTTGCTTTTACTGCATCAACTAATGCAAAACTTCTGAATACTTTAATCTCAACAATATCGTTTTCTACTGCAGGACTAACCAAAGAAACTTGTGTGGAACTGACTGTGTAATCAGTAGTTTCTTTAAGCAGAACACCATTTAAATAAACGTGTGTTTCGTCACCTCCCTCAATCACTACTGTAAAATTAGTCTGTCCACCAGAACCAACCGTTGTGGTGTAGTTGGTGATTTGAGAATTGGATGTGGATTGTTTCCCGATAAATGGCATTTTATGTGATCTCCATAAAACTTAAAGTGACGTCTAAGTTTGCGTTGTCTCCATACACTTTTAAGATATCCCCTGTCATTAAAACATACTTCTGCCCACTCATTATCTCTAGGCTTGTTTCTTCTTCTATAGAAACATCTTTAATCACGTTTACTGTCCCATTATTTGCACCCCCACCTGTTGTCCCAGATGCAGTCGTTGATACAATTTGAACCGTTGCTTTAATCGAACTGGTGTGTTTATTTGCAACCAACAATGCTAAGACAATCGAAGTTGTTGAAGCAGGAACAGTATATATTGTAGTGGGTGAACTGCTGTCTGCAGAAACAGTAGGTTTTGTAACAACTTTAAAAGTATTAGCCATTATCCTAACGCTATTGAAAGAGCAACTACGTCCGCTTCTGAGACCCCCTGAATCGTAGTAATATTGTTAATTTGTGTTTGGATGTTATCAGTAACCCCATTTAAGTGACCAAACTCTGTGTTACTAATTGTGCCGTCATGTATTAAATCTGCATTAAGTCTTGCAGAACTTGTTATAGATGCCTGTGCTCCAATATCACTTAATACCTCAGAATAAGATCTTGATTCTAAACCGCTTGAAGTAAAGCGCGCATACTCATCATCTGCAACAGATGCGCTATCTATTACTACATTATTAGTATTAGAAATACCGTTGGTTAAAGAAGTCTGTAAACCTGCCTGACTTGCTGACTGATTTATAAACTTTGAAGATGCATTATCATAAGCAAGAACTTCGTTATCGTTTGGGCTAGAAATAGTAGTGTCAGTAAGACCAGATAATGTATCTGTTTCAGAAGAAACGGCATTATCAACATATGCAGTTGTTGCTAACTTAGTTGAGTTATCACTAGCACTCTGAGTATTTGCGACACAATCAGTTAATGTTTTGTTTGTTAATGCTTGTGTGCTTGTTAATAAAACAGCAGCATCAAGTGTGTCGAAATTAGCATTAAGTTTAGTCCCCCAAGACCCCTTACTTGCACCCGGCTCAGGTTTCGTTAAGCTTAAATTAGTAGTGAAAGTATCTGCCATTATGTTGCAATAATGTAAGAACCGATTACTAGGTAGGGTTGTAAGTTAGAAACTGCAGTAGTCGCGTGAGTTTCTACCACTGCACCTGTATCTACATCAGAAGTACTTGCCACACTAGTATTGTTAAACTCAATACGTTTAGACCACGAACCTGCTGCACTTGTTTTGTAATAATAATGATTACTACCGGGTGTTGATTGAGCATCATAATTTCCACCTGTTGATGCTTGCCTTAGTATTTGTAGGTTACTGTAATCAGGCATATCATCCCCTGTGAACATGTGAACGTGCGATGATTCACTGATATCTTGGAAACCACTAAAAGTGTGAGTGTGGGCAGATTGGTGGTGAGTGTGGGCAGGTATATTTGCTGTCCCTATAGTGTGTTGGTGTGCTCCTCCTGATTCACCTATCACATCTCCCGAAGAGGGCATTCTAGAAGCATCAGATCCTGCCATAGTATCATCACCTACCGGAACCCTGCCTCGAAGATCAGGAAGGTTGAAGTTACTTCCTGATTCGCCAAACACACATGTCGAGCCTCCGTTTTTTAATACATTATATAAATCAGCGTAAACTGTTTTACTTACTGCTTGACCGTTACATGCTAACCAAAAATAACGTGTGCCAGAACCAAAAGTAATTGAACCTAAGTTATTTATAACTGAAGAAGATGTGCTGCCAAAAAGCCTAATCTCTCCTGTTAAATGTGATAACCCGGGTCTAGTAAATTTTGGTACTTCTATTAAAGCAACCGTGCTTGAAATCGTTTCTGTGGTAAATCCCGCATCTGTACTATTATCTGCTTTTTTTAAGTCCAATTCGTTATTACTTGAACCCACAATGTTTTCTATTACAAACTCACCTTTGTTCGCAGCATTACTTGAAGCGTTTGCAATGAAGATCCTGTCACCCTGTGCAAAGTTATTAAAACCGTTGCTTGTGCCTGTAGTTATATTATTTCCTGAAAAACTAAGAGAGTGTGTAGCACCTTTTAGATCTGTCTTATCTACTTTATCAAAAACCTGTGAATCTAATGTATCTAGGTTTGTGTTAATCAGTGTTCCCCACTGATCATTTGCTCCACCTACTTCAGGTTTTGTTAAACTGTAATTTGTTGTAAAAGTATTAGCCATTTTCTACTCTCCCAATCACAAAAGGCCTGCTTGCATAAAACTCTTCATTATAATATCCCGAGTTATAAAGTGTGCCTTCCCTTTTAATAAATTCATCATAAACTAAACTGGAAGCACTTTGATTACTAAAGCTTAGTGCTGTACTAGTTTGGTCACTATATGTTTGTGAAGTAGCAGATTCGCCTGAATAGCTTACTTCTGTAGATGAAGTATTTGTGTAATTTACAGAAGGTGCAGTTTCTTTAACATATTCAACATTAGTTACTACTAAAGTCACTTCCACCCCCCATAATCAAGGTTCCTTTTTGCTCTCATAACGATAGTCCCGCTTTCAGTTTGTGACCTTTCGTCAGAGACTCGAAGCTCTTCAATAGACTTTCCTAAAAGTGCTCCCCAGACTCCGATTCTTTCGTCGTTCATTAGCCAAGGTTCTGCTTGAACTAAAGTTCCAAAAAGGTAGATATCAGGATGATTTGTTATTAGGAAATTTGGGTCGGAATCAGCAGAAAGCGGATCTATTGTCGCGTAATAGATCACCTCTATATTGTAAGAGGCATCCGGTGCAGGATAGAACTCAAAGTCTGAGCCTGTAATAGCAAAATACCTCGGCTTGCCTGAAGTGGAAGACTCTTCTTTAAGCGAGTCCATTTTCGACAAGCTAACCTGCTCAAGCCTTCTGACCGGGTCAGTGTTAAGCTGAATGTTATATAGCTCAAGCAGATCAGTGGGTTGCGTAACGAACTGAGTAGAGATGCTTGACGTTGATCTCTTAATCTGATTTCTAGTTCTTAAAACACGATTAAAACTCGCTTCAGCTAATGAAATGAATTCTTGAATCTGTGCATCGGAAATATCAGATCTATTCAGGTACGTCTTGGCTGCACTGATCAGAGTGCTGTAAGACGTTATTGCCATTATCCTGCTGCTGCTGCTTTCTTACCGTT